TACTTAGTTAGAGTCAACACCCTAGCAACAGGACTAGAGTATGTTTCAGTGGAAGACACCATCCCTTTTGGTTGGGCGTCATACATAGACACGCAATACCCAAATTCAGGAGCGGCATTCACAGTATCAGCTACAACAGATACCGTTTTGCCTAATAACGCCGGAACAGTAATCGACAGTCAGAAACCAGCAGACATATCAGAATTTTATGATGGAGGCCTGATCACAGGTCGTAATGGTGATGGGCTTGATATAATGATCTACTTTAAAGCCGTACCAACCAACGCAAGCCAGTACCTTGATATATGGATTGACATTGGCGGGTCAGTAGGTGAATTGTATCGTCAGACCTTTTCTTTCCCTAAAGGGGTAGGCGTTGAACGAGGAATATTGTACGTACTCCCATCAGCCTACACTTTAGACACATGGCAATCCAACGGCGGTACTGTGTACGTGTACAGTAATTTCGATATGGACATATACGGCATAAACTTCAACTTTGGCAGAAGTCATAAGGCTAGGTAATGAAATTCGAAGCAGGCAACCAATTCTGGAAGGCAAGAAGCTCTCACGGCAGAAAGCCAATATTTGCTAACCCAGATGTATTATGGGAAGCCGCCTGTGAGTATTTCGAATGGAATGAAGCCAATCCACTATGGGAAATCAAGTCATATCAGTACCAAGGCGTACCGGTTCAAGATCAAATTCCAAAGATGCGAGCCATGACAGAAGCGGGGCTTTGTGTTTTCCTTGATATAACAACTACTTGCTGGGCTGACTACAAAAACAAAGCCGATTTTTCTGAAGTCACAACGCGAATCTGTGACATTATTCGCACTCAGAAGTTTGAAGGTGCCGCTGCTGAGTTCCTGAACGCCAATATAATCGCCCGTGATTTGGGGCTTTCGGATAAATCAGAAGTGAACAACAACCACAATTTTAAGGATATGTCAGACCTGGAGCTTGAGAACCGTATCAAGGCCTTGGAAAATGAACTCAAAAGCGAAGATTGAATATCTTCAGTTGCTTGAAGAGCAGGTCAAGAGGAAGAAGGCTAAGGCCCTGGCCGGACGGTTCGATATTCTCTATGACTGGCAGCGAGAGTTCATAGACGCCACCGCTCAATATCACGAATGCTGCCTGTGTGCTGCTAACCAGATTGGCAAGACCTTCATAGGAACTTATATTGACGCTGTGCATCTCTCGGGTGAATACCCAGAAGGGTGGGAAGGGCATAAATTCAACAGGCAGATAACAATGTGGGGCCTTGGGTACTCAATGGAAAAAACCCGAGACTTGCTTCAAAGTGCTTTGTTTGGCGAATACGTCAACGGTCAGTTCCAAGGTGGATTAGTCCACAAAGACAAGATTATTAGCTGGGAGTCTGCCACCGGCACACCTAATGCTATGAGGACGGTCAGGGTTCGCCACATTTCAGGTGGGATCAGTGTTTGTCAGTTCTGGTCATACTCTCAAGGTCAGCATGCGATCATGGGTGACGTGGTTGATTGGGTTCATATTGATGAGGAGCCAGTAGACCAGAAGATACGACCACAGGTGGTAACCCGTACTGCCAACGGCGATAAAGGGCGAGGCGGCAGGGTTATTTACACCTTCACCCCAGAGAACGGCCGCACTGACTTAGTTGTGCAGTTTATGGACAATCCTAGTTCGTCTCAGTTTTTCATGATGAAGGGCTGGGCCGATGCTCCTCACATGACCGAGGAGAAGCGGGAGAGACTGCTTAAAGCCTACCCAGAGCACCAACGTGACATGAGGACTAAGGGCGTCCCAATGCTGGGGCATGGCCGGATCTATGACATGGCAGAGGAGTTCATAGTTTGTGATTCCTTTGAGATCCCTGACCACTTCTTCGTGATTAACGGAATGGATTTTGGATGGGATCATCCTCAAGCCCACATTCAGTTGGTTGAGGATAGGGACAATGACATGTTCTACCTGACCAGGGCATACAAATCACGTCAGCAATCTGCCAATGACGCTTGGGGCGCTGTGAAGGGCTGGTCTGAAGGTGTCCCGGTAACATGGCCGCATGATGGTCTGCAACACGAGAAAGGCAGGGATGGTGGCGTGATTTGTATGCAGCACTACAAGGACGCAGGATTCAAGATGCTGTATGAACATGCCCAATGGCCTACCGGTGGTAATGCGGTTGAGGCTGGCATCTATGAGCTAAACGACCTGTTCAGTAAAGGTAAGCTCAAGATATTCAGAGGCCTTAGGCCAATCATTGACGAAGTGCTACAATATCACCGTGATGAGAAAGGCAAGATTGTTAAAGCAAATGATGATGCTCTTGATGCTGTCCGCTATGCATACATGATGCGTAGGTTTGCGGTAAGATATGGCGAAAGATTGGACAAACCAAAAACGATGGTGCCCCCACCAATAAAACCGATAGGTCAAAGGCATGGATTTAGAGCAAATTCAAGAATTGGTCGTTGATGCCGAATCTAGTACCAGTGAGACGAGGGAAGAAGCGTCAAACATGCTGGTGTTTGGCCGTATCACTCAGTGGGATGACGAGCTGGATGATGTAGCTACCCAGTTTCGGGGTACGTTTGACCTAATCAAGCCACAGCGTAACCGCATCATATCTGAGCTGTGGGCCAATCCTGTTGATATCACCTTCAAACCAAAAGATGGTGCTGAGCCTGAAACTGCTGAAATACTGACCGGCATGTATCGTACTGACATGATGAAAGCAGAAGAGGCAATGGAGACCGCCCAGCAAGATCAGGTCGACTGTGGATTCGGTGCGTTCCGGTTTGTAACAGAGTATGAATCTAAAGAGGACGACTTAAACAACTATCAGCGGGTATGTGTTGAACCCATAGCTGAAGCGAACAACGTTGTCTATTTCGATTCAAACGCGAAGAAGAAAGACAAGTCTGATGCTAAATGGTGTTGCATCCTGACCACTTTTACCAAAACTGGATGGGAAGACTTCTGCAAAGAGAACGGGATTAATTACGAGGACAATAAAGAGCCTGCTACATTCAAGACTCCGAACCGGACTAACTCGTATTTCTGGCGCTCAAAGCAGGACGAAATCAAGATAGGCGAATTCTACTATCGTGAGAAGAAGCGTGAGCGGGTTCTGATCTTTGAAGATCCTCTAGGTCAGGTCAAATCTGTCTACCAGAAGGACATTAAAGAAGCCCTGGATGAGCTGGATGAGTTGGGATTCGTTAAGGTTGGCGAAAAGTACAAAGACAAATGTACTGTTTACAAAAAGATCGTAACCGGCGAGAAAGAACTCAAAAAACAACGTATTGCCGGTGAGTACATCCCGGTCATCCCTGTTTACGGCGATCATTCAAGGGTAGAAGGCCGCGAAATCTGGCGGGGCATCTATCATGATGCACAAGACCCCCAACGGCTGCATAACTTCATCATGTCCTATACCGCTTCGGCTTATGTGAAATCACCAGTTGAAAAGCCAACGTTCTATGATGGCCAGATCCAGGGCAAAGAAATCTATTGGACTCAGGCCGGGGATCATCTGCCTTATCGGCTGGTGAATGAGGTCAGCCCTATTACTAATGCACCATACCCTGCTGGGCCTATTGAGTATTCCAAGCCGCCTCAGATCCCCCAGGGTGCCGCTGCGTTGATCGAGATGACACGTAGGGCTGTGACTGATGTGACTGGCTCCACTCTGGACACTGAACAAATGTTGTCCGGTCAAGTCACGGAAGGGCAGATTGGCGAGGTCAAGAAGTCTCAGAACATGGAGACCTTTCTGTATCAGAATAACTTCGCACTGGCCATGAAGCACGCAGGTTGTGTTTATGCGTCAATAGCTGCGGAGATATACGACATTCCCCGCGAGGTCACGGTTACCAACCCTGACGGAACCGAAACAGAAGCCATGATTATGGAGTCGGTATTTGATGATGAATCCGGCGAAATGATCATGATCAACGATATTACTAAGGGCCGGTTTGAAGTCTATGCAGACCCTGGGCCATCATTCCAGAGCCAGAAAGAGCAGGCTAGGGCAGAGCTGGAGCGGCTATACGGTGTCACTGTTGGGACGCCAGAAGGCAATCTGATTTTACTGTCATACTTAATGCTGCTGGAAGGTCCAAAGACTGACCACTTGCGTGATTGGGCGCGCAATCAGCTTATACTTCAAGGGCTTATCGAGCCTGATACCGACGAAGAAAAGGCTATGCTACAGCAGGCTAACCAGCCTAAAGAGCCGGATGCCGCTACGTTGATGGGCATGGCTGAAATGCTCAAGGCGCAGTCTAATGCCAAGAATGATGCTGATAGTAATCAGATTGACGCATACAACGCTGAAACCAAGCGCATGGAGGCGATTTCCAAAGCGCAGAAATTAGGCGTAGAATCAAGCAAAATAGGTAAGGAGATTACCGGTACAGAGCTGGATAATCTTCAGAAGTTACAACAGGCTGCAACGCCTGTGACTATGCGAGTACATTAACAAGCGAGCAGGGCGCATCCCCTGATAACCGAGTATGGCGGGTTAACCCATATTTACGCAGTAAAGGCGGATAACTTTATGAGTCTGGAAGAACTGAGAGCACAAGCAGCAGATGAAGAAAATGCAGTCACTGAAGAGGTGGAAACACCAGAAGAAGAGATTGCAGAGGAACCGGAAGTTGAACCTGACAAAGGGGAAACGGAAGGAGAATCAGAAGATTTTGAGCTTGAGCTAGAAGGTGAGCCAGATACAACCCAACAGAAACCCAGTGCTGAAGAGGCGCTGATACACAAGCTAACCAAGCAGAAGAAGCGCGCACAGTCTGCCGAGAGTAAAGCCGAGGAAGCTGAAAGCAAGGCCGAAGTCCTGCAAAGGCGATTGGATGAGCTTGAAGCAAGATTGAGCCAGCCACAAAGACAGCCTAGTGCTGCTATGCCAAAGATGCCGGTTCTGTATGAAAACGGCGTTGATACGGTCGAGAAGTACGACCAAGCGGTAAAGCAGTGGTGGGCAGACATGAAGGCTTATGATTCGCGCCACTCTGAAGCTGACAATGCACAAGAGAAGCATAAAGCGGAAACCCGAGCCAGGACAGAAGCCCTGGCAAAGAAAGCCGCCGCATTCTCGAAGGAGCATAAGGTTAATGTGGATCGAGTTGCAGACGCAATTGAGAAGACTACCAGTGAAATTGATACTGTTACCGGTATTGATGGCGCTATGGCTTATCTGCTTGATTCTGTTGGTGATGGTAGTGAGCGAGTTGCTTATTACATCGGTACTAATGAAAACGCGCTAAGCCAAGTCAAGGGCATGCTTAAACAAGACCCCAATGGGTTAAAGGCTATTGCTCACATGACACGCTTGGCGGAGAAGTTGAAACCAAAATCAAAGAGACAAGTTAGCGCGGCCCCCGAGCCCGATCAGCCCGTGAAAGGGGATGCAACAAGCTCCCCGAGCGCCCAGAAGCTTCAAGAGCAGTGGGAGAAAGAGACGGATATCCAGAAGTTAAAGGAAATCCGCAAGCAGGCTAGGGAAATGGGGGTTACGCTCAAAAATTGAGGTAATCCAAAATGGCTAACTCTACAGGTAAAATCCTTGTAACTCTGTTCGATGGTGTTATGGAACAGATGAGCAAGAACAACACATATCTGGCTAACGTGGAAACTGATTCCATCGCCCCGGATCGGATGCAGAACGCGTCTGACGTATATTGGCGTACTGTTGAACAACAATCCCCAGTAATTGAGGGTTGGGATATGACCGGCAACGAAACCGGAATCATTGAACAATACTACCCTCTGACCCTGGAAACTCCGAAAAACGACTTTGTTGGCATGCGTGTCGATGATCTGCGTGACAAGGGTTTCTTGGATCGTCGAAAAACAGCTAGCGCCAAGAAGCTGAACTCTGACCTGAACAAGCGCATTGCTGACTTGGTAGCGGATACCGGATCACTGTATTACGAGTCATCCAACACCGGGTACAACTTTATAGCTGAGGCTGACACCATCATGACCGAGCGCCAGTGTGCTCGTGATATGGGTGCCACCTTCATGTTCAATCCTCGTACTGCACAGATTATGTCAAACGATCTGGCGTCTCGTGATTCCTCTCTGAGTGACATCAACAAGAAGGCCTACGAGTCTGGCATGATTAATCCTAACATTGCAGGCTTCAAGGCTTACCGTTCTGCAACATACGGATCTGTTGTGACTGCGCTCAACGCCACTACAACCACCGTGTCAGGTGATGTAACTGAGGTTCCAGAAGGCTACACCACTACCGGTGGCGTCAATGTTAACGTGGACTATCGTTATGGCGTGATTCCATTCACTGCTGTGACTAACTTCCAAGTTGGCGATGTGATCACTATCGGCGGTGTAAACGCACTGGGGCTGATGGATAAGGTTGATACAGGCGAGCTGATGACTTTCCGCATCATCTCCATTGATACCTTGAACGTGACGGTTTATCCGAAGCCAATCGCAGCAGATCAGGCCGGTATCACTGATGAGCAAGCGGCTTATGCCAATATCTCAACGTCCATTGATTCCGGTGCAACAATCTCAAAGGTCAACACTACCGGTGGTCAGGCGAACTCTTTCTGGGCAGATGATTCTATCTGCGTAGTAAGCGGTGACGCTCCTCTGGAGCTGTTGAACGAGTTCGACGGCATGAAGGTTGTATCTGAGACCCTGGACAACGGTGTCAAGCTGTACATGGCTTACGATGCCCGTCTGGATTCTTTGCAAGCCAGGGTTCGATTGTTCACATGGTACGGACTGTGTAACAAAGATCCTTCTCGCAACGGCAACGCCACCTACGCTCCATAACCTACGGGGGGGGCGAAAGCCCCCCTTCTTTTTGAGGAAGCCATGCGATACCTGTATACTGATAAGCCTGATGAATCCTGCCATGAAGTAAAGCCTGGAGTATGGGGTAGGCCTTGCCATACCTCAGAAGTACCAAAGCTGGTAGCTAAAGGCTGGATGAGATCTATTCCTGATAGTGTTGATTCACTACGGGACGATGCAGTAAAGGCATACGAAGAGAATTTCGGCAAGAAGCCACACCACAAGATGAAAGTTGAAACGATTATCGAGGCGCTGAAAGATGACCAAGGGCCAGTTGGCGAACAAGATACTGACTCTGATGGGCGTGAACACTCGCCTGAGTGAAGCCACCCCGGAAGAGATAGAGGACGCCATCAATCATATTCAGGATTGGATGCTGTCCAATAATGCCATTGGTCGCCGCCTGGGTTGGGTCATTCATG